TGATGAAATTTTTGTTGAAGGTATTCAGTTATTTGGAGAATCTGGTATAGGAACACAACAGTCATCAGCATCAGGTGTAACTATTGATCCTGATTGGACTGGTTATAATTCAGAAGATTATAAGTATCAGTTCTTTAAAGTTAAATCATATCAAGCAATCAATCCAGATGTTCTTGAATTTGATTTAGTTGGAGTAACTACAAATCCTGGAATTGCTAAAACTTATCAATCTGGATATGCCAATATCATAAACAGATCTAAGTATCCTACTTTTGCTCCTGTTCAAAAAAGAGCTAAGTTTGCACTTAATGAAAGAATTTTAGTTAAAGAAGGACTTAATTTTATAGAAAAAGATGTTTTTGTTGTTGAAACTAGAGAAGATTTCATCAAAATTGATGGATTAGATAAACTAAAAGTAGGTGATAGAATTGCTGGAGAATCTAGTGGTACAATTGCTACTGTAACTGGATTTATCAATAATAAAGCCAAATTTAAAGTTGATTATTCTAATAGACAAGATTATGGTTGGTTAGATGATACTGGCAAATTAAGTGAAGATTTCCAAGTAATACCAAACAACGATTACTATCAAAACCTTTCATATTCTATTAAGAGTGAAAAGACTTGGGATGAATTTGTTGATCCAGTTAATAGATTAATACACCCATCAGGTCTTAAAAATTTCTCAGATACTATAATAGAAAGTAAAGTAAATACTGGTCTTGGAAATACTCAACCAGTAGTATCTTCTATTGTTCTTGATATTATTGGTGAGAGAAGAGTAGATACTATTAATTACTTTGATCTTGCTAATGACTACGATGTAAGAGATGATATTAATTCTAAATTTGTTAATTTTAGAAATAAGAGATTAACAGATTATACTAAGTGTAGAACAAATAGAGTTATTATTCATGATGATATAAGTGGACGATTCTCAAGTAAGGGAACTACAGATCTATTTACTGAAATAGAAGAAATTAATACAAATTATGCAAAATATTTGGTACAAATTATAGATCCAGATACATTTGACACTCAATTTAGTGATATTGTTGTTTTAACAAGCACTGATAACGCTTTCATATTAGAAAAAACATCTGATTTTACTAATATAAAACTTGGTGATTTTGAAGCTGATGTTGATACTTTCAAAAGAAAAACTTTAAGATTTACTCCTACTGAGAAATTTGAAAAGGATCATGACCTTAAAGTTCTTAAAACATCATTTGGTAGTGATTTAGTATCCGCAGGTTCTAAACAATTTGGTTCTATTGATTTAATTGGTAAAAATGTTGATGTTGCTATTGGTAGAACTACATTTACAGGAAGTATAAGTGGAACAACATTAACAAGTGATGATTTTGACTTAACAACCGTAACTAAAGTTGGCATTGGAACAACTTTAACTGGACCTGGTATTGAAGACGGAACTGAAATTGTAAGTATTGATGGTACACATACTGCTACTTTAAGTAAGAGTAATACTCGCTCAACTACTAGTGAACTTGGGTTTATGGATTATGCTATAGGTAGGAGAGCAATTCCATTAGGAGTTACTACTACAACTATAGCAGAATTCTCACATACAGATTTTAATGCTTTCTATGCTAATTCAATTATAAAGGATAAAGTTACTGGTGAATTAGATTATAATGAACTTATCATCAATTATGATGGAGAAAGTACATATATTTCTGAAGTATATGGTGATGTACTAGATGTATCATTTAGTAGTAGTGATTTAAGTAAGGTTGGTATATTAACATCAAAGGTAGAATCTGGAGTTATTTCTTTTGATTGTATTAATGATAGAAATTCAGCATTGGTTGTTAGTACCAATATTGTTGGTTTAGGCACAACAACTGCTGGTATCGGAACATATAGATTTAACGTTCCAGGTCAACCAGAAGGTGCTGAAAGAACAGTTCGATATGAATCCTCATATTCTAGCGGTAAAGGTTCCTCAGGGAGCATACAACCAATGATGGTAACGAAACCACTTATTCTAGAGAATGACAGTAGTGTTAAATCTCTTGTAAGGGTTTCATGTGGAACGACATCTGCTATTCATCAGGTTATTTTAATACAAGATAAGAATAATGATGCAGTAACAGTTCAATATCCACATGTTTCTGTTGGAACTGATAGTGGTATTGGAACATTTGGGTCAAATACTGCTGGTCAGAATATTGAATTTTTATTCTATCCTGATCAGCAATTTATTGATACTGAGGAGTTGATTGAAATTCAGGCATATAATGAAGTATTCAGCACTTTGAATGACTTTGATAATGAACCAGATATTTTAGAATTTGGTCCAATTTCTAGTGACTTAATATTAGCATCATATGATGGTCCTAATGGTACTAGAGGAAATAAAATTAATTTTGACCTCAAATTTGAAGGAACACCAATTTATTATAAGAGATTTAATCCAAGTGATTCAAATACTGTTTCTACAACTGTTGGTGGTGGAACTACATTAACAATACAAAATCATTTCTTTAATGATAATGAAGAGATAACATATAAAGAAGCATCAACATTTATAGGTGTTGCTCCAGTAGCAATAGGAATCGCTGCTACTATGGATAATGCTGGTTTTGTTCAAACAACAATGCCATCTACAGTATATGTTAAAGCAATAGATCCAGATAAGATTCAATTGTATAGTAGAAAAGAGTATGTTAATGCTGATGATGCTCTTCCAATAAGATTTACTAGTGTTGGGCAAGGTAATGCTCATAAACTTGAAATGACTAATAAGTTGAGTAAAACTGTTGTTGGACTTGATGGTATTATTCAGCAACCAATTACTTATACTTCAATTAATCATAATCTTCCAGCAACAATTGGTATTGGTCTTTCACAGTTCTCTTTAAGTGGTATAAGTTCTGTTCAACCAAGAGATGTATTAAAAATTAATAATGAGTATATGAAGGTTGAGGAAGTTGGATTTGGTACAGATGTTATTGGAACAATAAACTCAACTGACGGAACAATTCCTCTTGTTAAGGTTAAGAGAGGACAACTTGGTCTACCACAAGAAATTCATGTTGCTAATAGTAATGTTCAAATCTATAGGGGTTCATTTAATGTTGTTGATAGTACAGTATGGTTCTTAGATGCTCCAAAAGGAAATACTAGAACAAGAAGAAGTGAAACGAATCTTCCTTATGTTACAGCAGAATATAGCGGAAGAACTTTCTTAAGATCAAATTATGATACAAATATGATATTTGATGATCTTTCAGATTCATTTACTGGAATTGGAAGAACTTATACTCTAACTGTTGGAGGTGCTAATACATCAGCAGGTGTTAGTGTAGGTAATGGTATTCTATTTGTTAACGGTGTATTCCAAACACCTCTAACACTTAATAACTTAGGAAATAATTATGAAATTGTAACAGATACTACTGCTGGAATTTCTAGTGTTGTATTTACAGGTATTAGTTCTGAAAATGGACAAAAGATACAATCAGAATTTGATATTAATCAGAACCAAATTCCTAGAGGTGGATTAATAGTTTCTATGGGATCAACAATCGGACGTGGTTATGCTCCTTTAGTTGGTGCTAGAGTCCATCCTAAGTTGGTTAATGGTGCTATTGGTAGTATTGTTGGTGTTGGAACATCAGTTGGACCTGTTGGTGGTGGTATTCAAACTGCTCATTATGATCATAGATCTGGAATTATGACAGTTACCACTAATACTGGACATGGATTTGCCTTAGGAACTCCTGAATCAGTTAAGGTGGAAAATATGTGGATGGATTGTGAAGTACAACATGCTGGAATAACAACTAATGTATTCCAAGATACTGATAGACCTCTTCAATTAGTTGGAGTTGCTTCTGAGAGGACATTTGAAGTATTTGCTGGCATTTGTACTATTCCTCACAATTATTTCAAAAATGGTGAAGTTTGGGGGTATTATGATGAACTAACATTTGGATCTGGTTATCGTGAACCAGTTTCTATTGGAGTTACTGATATTAACTATCTTCATAAGTTTGTAAACTCTACCACAAATTCTATTACAGCATATACTGGATCATTTATGGGTGAATCATTTACACCTAGTAAAGCAGATTATAATTCAGTTACTGGTGATTTATTATTAACAGTTGATCAAAGTCATACAATACCTGCTCCTGATGATTATAAGGTTAATTTTGCCGAATATGATTCTATTGCTGGTATTATGACTGTTAGTGCTGGTACACTTTATGACGTTGGTGATGCTACTTATAATCCAACTACAGGTGATATGGTATTGGACATTGGTAAGCATTCATTAACTACCAATGATAAAGTTAAGATCGCTCCAAATTCATTGAAATTTAGTTGTGAATTTGGTGGTGCTAGTGGTACTGCTGCTGAAAAGACTTATCCTAGAGCATCTGGAACAGGTAATCCTGCTGGTGGTCCTGATCCAGCATACGACACCTTTATATCAATTACTGCTGTAGATACTGATGCTGGTACAATTACTGTAAATGTATTATCAACAACACCTTCTACAAATATAAATGATCATACATTTGTAAGTGCTACTGCTCGTGCCGTATTTGTACCTCACAAATTTACTAATAATGAACAAGTTAAGTTTAAAGATAATTCAATAACATTCACTTGTGCTATGGATAATGATGCGACAGATCATACTTATCCAAGAATAACTGATCCATCAAGTGATAAATGGTTACTTGTATCTAATGCGACAGATACTGAATTTGAGGCAAATGTTGGAACAAGTCCAATTGTTGCTTATACACCAACAACAGGAACTACCTATGATCCTAATACTGGATTAATGGTTCTAGAAATAGGAACACATACTATAAAATCAGGTACAAGTATTAGACTAGAACCAAATTCAATAACCTTTAGTTGTACATTTGGTGGTGCTACTGGTACTGCTGCTCAGAAGTCATATCCAAGAGCAGCTGGAACAGGTAATCCTTCTGGTGGACCTGACCCATATTACAATACAGCACTTACTGTTCAGTCTACATCTGATACTACTATTACTGTACAGGTATTAAATAGTTTACCTTCTTCAAATATAGATCCTCACACATTTGTAACTGCTACTGCTGGTGCTGTTAAAACTGGTGGTTTCTATGTACATACCTTTAAGAGTTCTATTGATAATGGAATGAGTGGAACAAAATCATTAAAGATTGCTCAAGGTGGTTTAACCTTTAGATGTTCTAAAGATGCTGATATGAGTTTACACCCATATCCAAGAACAACTGATCCAGCATATGACACTTATCTCCCAATAACATCAGTATCACCAAATACATTCATGACTAATGTTGGTCCTGGTGGTGGTGCTGGTACTGGTGCTGTAGTAGTTGCTAATGTTGCTTATAATGATCATAAGTTTATTACTGCTTCTTCTCCAATTTCATCGAGTGGTGGTGGTACATTAACTATAAGTGATGCGAAATATGATCCTAATACTGGTATTATGACAGTTACTACTAGTTCCAGTCATGGATTCTCTTCAATGGATACTCAAACAGTAGATAATGCTGTTTATAATCCTAATGTTGGAATTGTTACTATAACCACAGCAACACAGCATGGATATTTAAATGGTGATTATGTTAAGATTGAAGAAGAATCATTAGTATTTAATTGCTCAAAGGATAATTATTTGAGTGAACATGCCTATCCAAGAAGGGGTGATCCAATTCACAATAAGTGGGTACAAATTTCAAATAAAACTGATTTTAAATTTGAGATTCAGTGTTTAACAAACATACCATCTACAAATACAGGATTACATAATTTTGTACGTTCTAAAGATAATCAATTAAAGAAAGCAAATGGTTATGTTGAATTTGTTGCTAATACACTTACATTCACATGTAATCAAGATAGTCATAGAACAACACATGATTATCCAAGAATAACTGATCCAATTTATAATAGACCTGTTGGTGTTGAAGGAACTCCATCCTCCACAGAATTTAACATAAATGTTGGAAGATCTCCAGCAGGAACTGGTGGATCTCTAGAATTTGCTGTTCTTAATGGTGGATCTGGTTATGTTAATCCTGAGATTATCGTTCCTCAACCAGTTTATGAGAATATGCCTGTTGTTGGTGTTTCTAGATTGGGAGTAGGTAAGACTACAGATACTGGTGTTAATTTGCTTCTTGATTTAAAGGTAGGTGCTGCAAAAACTACTGTAGGTATTGGATCTACATTATTTGAGATATCTAAATTTGATATAGCAAGAGACGGTCATTCCTTTAAGATTGGTGATAGATTAAAACCAATTGGTTTAGTACCTGCTCGTGGATTAGAAAAACCACTTCAAGAATTTGAATTAAATGTTGTTGAAGTGTTTAATGATTACTTCTCAGCATGGCAGTTTGGTGAAATTGATTTTATTGATGATATTAGATTGATGCAGAATGGTAGAAGGAGAAGGTTCCCACTATTCTTTAACGGTCAATTATTGAGTTTTGAAACTGATAAGAATGAAGCATTGTCAGAATCTATAGATTTAAATGCTGTTCTTCTTATATTTGTAAATGGAGTATTACAAACTCCAGGAATTGCTTATCAGTTTGAAGGTGGAACAACATTTACATTTACTGAAGCACCAGATACTGGAGATAAAGTTGATGTATTCTTCTATCTTGGTCAAAGAGGAGTTGATGTTGAACTTATTGATATTCAAGAAACAATCAGACCAGGTGACCAAGTTAGATTACATGGACATCCTAGTTTAGGCAAAGAAACCTTCCCTCAAGATAGGGACAGAGTTGTTAAAGAAATATTAACATCTAATTTAGTTGAGACTAACATATATTCTGGACCAGGTATTGATGAATTTAATGATAGACCACTTGAATGGATAAAACAAAAAACTGATCTTAATATTCAAGGATCATTGGTTGTTAAATCTAGGGAATCTATTGAACCACAAATATATCCTACAGCAAAGATTATTGCTGATGTAAAGACAGATACTGGTACACAACAAAATGGTGGAATATTTGTAGATGATGCTGAAGTATTCTTCTATGAAGAAGGTCCAATAAGACTTGATCCTGAAGATAGGTATTCTGTTAATATTGCTGCTGTTGATGCTTTAATGTTACCTGGATCTACTAAATCTGATGGAACCGAAGTAAAAACACCTGCAGGAGCAACAGCAACTATAGAACTTAATAGTTTAGCATCTATTGGCAATACTTCACAGTATAAGATAGATTCAATATCAGTTACTGATGGTGGATCTGGATATACAGTTGCTCCTAGTGTTAAACTTCCCGATCCAGATGGATTATTTACTGGTGGACCAAATAATGTGTGGGCTGG